GAACAAATTGAACTACCTACTATGTTCAAAAAAGTTTCTTATGAAGAGATGGAAGGTATGTTGAAGCAATGGTTGGAAACTGGTGAAGTATCAGACTCTAACGAACAACCTGTGGCTGAAACATCTCAACCAACTCAAGCGACTTCTCCAGCGTCAAATGTAAAAGACGCATTCGATGACCTATTTAACGACTAATTAGTATGGCTAAGAAGAAGAAGGAAAGTTCTCGTGATGAACTGTCTTCTATCCTCGCTGACAACCTAAACAAGAAGTTTAAGTCCGCCCACAAGGTGGCTTACTTCTTGGATGGGGAGGAGACCACCCCAACCGACTTAGATGAGTGGGTATCAACGGGGTCTCCTATGTTAGACTTGGCAATCTCAAATAGACCAAATGGTGGATTACCAGTAGGTCGTATTACTGAGATTACAGGTTTGGAAGGAAGTGGTAAATCACTACTCGCAGCTCACTCAATTGCAGACACTCAAAAGAAAGGTGGTCTTGGAGTCTATATCGACACCGAGAACGCAATGAATCAAGAGTTCTTAGAAGCAATTGGTGTAGATGTAAACAAGATGTTGTACGTTCCACTGGAAACAGTAGAAGACATCTTTGAAGCAATTGATTCAATCATTGAATCAGTCCGTTCTTCTGACAAAAAGAAGTTGGTTACAATCGTGGTAGACTCCGTTGCAGGTGCATCTACTAAAGTTGAGATTTCAGCAGATTATGACCAAGCAGGTTACGCAACTCAAAAAGCCATCATTATCTCGAAGGCAATGCGAAAGGTAACTAACCTTATTGGAAGAGAACGAATTTCACTAATCTTTACAAATCAGTTGAGAACACGTTTAGGTGTATCATTTGGTGACCCTTGGACTACGAGTGGTGGTAAGGCAATTGCATTCCACTCATCTTGTAGACTACGATTGAAACAAATGGGTCAGTTGAAGTCAAAGGTTGGTGGTGTTGACCAAGTTGTGGGTATTAAGACCCGTGCTCAAGTCATCAAGAATCGTATGGGACCACCTCTCCGTTCGGTGGATTACGATATCTACTTTGATAGTGGTATCGACAACTATGGTTCTTGGTTACAAATGATGAAGAGTTACAAGTTGGTAAATCAAAGTGGTGCTTGGTACACTTATGTAGATAAAGAGACTGGTGAGGAAATCAAATTCCAAGCCAAGAACTTCGAAGACATTTTGGCAGAACGACCTGAAGTTAAGGAGTCAATCTACAATCAAATTTGTGATGCATATATTATGTCTTACAAACAATCAAGTGCAGAATCAAACATAGATAACATAGAAGTAGCAGATTTCGATGAATAATAGATACGCAGAACTCCTCAAAGAAGTGAGTCAAGAACATAATGTAAAGAAAGATGAAAGTCTAAATGACCGAGTTTTGATTATAGATGGGCTAAATCAGTTCATTAGAGTATTTGGGGCAGTCCCTGCGTTGAATGATGATGGAGAACATTGTGGTGGTGTGACAGGATTCCTCTTGTCCACCGCTGCAACCATCCGAAGATTGAAACCTACACGAGTTGTTATCGTGTTTGATGGTAAGGGTGGGTCAAATCGTAGAAAGTCAATGTATAAGGGTTATAAGGAAGGTCGAACTGGTCTGACTAAAATCAATAGATTGGCAGGTTACGAGGACTTGGAAGACCAACAAGAATCTATGAGAAAGCAATTTACTCGATTGATTGAGTATCTCCAAGTCCTACCCATTTCCCTCACCTATATTGATTATGTAGAAGCAGATGACATCATCGCATATCTTGCAAATCACTATTTTAAGAAAGAAGTCACAATCATCTCATCAGACAAGGATTTTCTTCAATTGGTAAACCCACGAATCAAAGTATGGGCCCCTACTAAAAAGAAAATGTACGATGAGGCATTGGTAATGGAAGATTATGGGGTAAAACCTCAGAATCTCGTGTTCTATCGTTGTTTAGAGGGTGATAAGTCCGATAATATAGAGGGAGTTCGTGGTGTTGGCCCTAAGACAATTCTAAATAAAATGTCATTCCTAAATGAGGATGAATTAACTTTAGATGGGTTTATGGAGAAGGTCAATTCAGAGTGTGATGAGAAATTGTCACAAAAGTTGACTGAAAATGTGACAACGATTGAGATGAACTATCAGTTGATGCAGCTCAAAGACCCTGAAATATCATCATCTATCAAATCAAATATACGAGAGATTATGGACTCTCACGAATCTAATTTTGACATAGTGGAATTTAAGAAGATGTTTATGTATGATAAACTCTATACTGCATTTTCAAATGTAGATTCTTGGTTAAGAAACTCATTTTTGTCATTAGATGGATTTTTGAGAAATGCTAAGTGACCTAAAAACTGAGGTTTGGAGTGGTGAAATGGAATACCACACTTACAAAGGTGTTGGGTGGTTTGGTATTGGTGGTAAGGAGCACCCATTATTCAAAACCCTAATCAATAGAATACTAACTGAATCTCAATATATAAGTGATTATAAATTTTATGTCTCGGGTGGCTTATTAGAAGATTGGGTATCTTGGGATATTGATTTACTTATCATTGGGGAGTTTGACTCTATAAAGATTAAAGAAGTTTTAGAGGTAATGGTAAGAGTGGGGTTTGAATTAAAATTATTTGTAGACCCACTTTGGTGTCCTGCTCTATGGCCACAACACTTATATTCTAAATATGGTGGGTTTGATGCCACTTATGAGTGTTATAGATTGAGTAACAACTTCAAACGAAATGGTGAGGCTGCTGATTTGTCTCACTTTGAGTATGTGGATGGATTGTATAAACAAGTTATACAATACCCATTTGAGAAGCATAAGAAACGTAGAAGTGAGGGTTATTTTTACAAAGAACCACTTTTGTTGAATTAAGATTTGGTAAATACGAAAATATGTTGTATATTTGTACAATATGATTCTATATGGAGAAGTTAGGAAGTAAGTTTAGTACATCATTTCAGAATAAGGTAATATCCGCTATATTATCAGATAGGTCGTTTACTCGACAAATCTATGATATCCTAAAAGCAGAATACTTTGATTCGGAGGCATCTGAGTGGTTAGTTAAAACCATTCTAAAATATTTTGATGAGTATGAGACAATGCCAACCTTAGATGTCCTTAAAGTCAAGATAAACACCATTGAGAGGGATGTATTGAAGGTATCAGTTGTAGATACGCTCAAATTTGCTTGGAATCATCTATCAAGTGATGATTTAGTCTATGTAAAAGAACAAGTCCTTGACTTTTGTAAGAACCAATCAATTAAGAACGCAATCTTAGATTCGGTGTCTCTATTAGAGGATGGTAAGTATGAGACCATCAAGAAAAACATTGATACTGCGATGAAAGCAGGTCAAGATTCGGACATTGGACACGAATACAAGAGTATGATTGTAGAACGATATGAAGATAGTGTTCGTAATGTGGTATCTACTGGTTGGGATGTTATTGATGAAATTACACAAGGTGGATTTGGTAAAGGTGAGTTAATCCTATTTGCAGCTCCACCAGGAATTGGTAAATCGTGGTCTTTGGTCAACATTGGTGTAAACGCAATGAAGAAGGGTAAGATAGTTGCACATTATACTTTGGAATTGAATGAAGGTTATACTGGTCAAAGATATGATGCAGTTCTAAGTGGAGTTGCAGTAGGAAACCTCAAATACAATATGGAAGATGTTAAGAAGGCAGTGGAGAATGTTCCAGGTGACCTTGTTGTAAAACATTATCCAACCAAAACCGCAAGTGTGAATTCATTGAAAGCACATATGGATAAAATGACTCTACAAGGTAAGAAGCCAGATTTGGTGATTGTGGATTACGCTGACCTACTTCGTGGTCCAACTAAAGAAAAGAGACACGAGGAGTTGGAAGAAATCATCGAAGACCTTAGAGGTTTGGCAGGTGAGTATGAAGTTCCAGTATTCACGGCATCTCAAATCAATAGAAGTGGTGCAGAAGATGACATTATTACAGGTACAAAGATTGCAGGTTCATTCTCAAAAATGATGACTGCT